ACACATCCTGTTGATGTAGAACTAAGTAAGTTGTATGGTAAAGGATCTAACTACAAACCCTGGAATGATAATATTTTTAATTTACCAGGCAAAGTTCTTAACAGAGAAGAATTAAATAGATTGATAACTATAGGTACAAAAGAAATTAAAAACGAAGCTGGCAATACTTTATGGGAAGAACTTACAGCATTAGTCACAATAGATCCAGTTTATGCTTCTTTGCCCTATGATGTTAGCAGCGATGTCGAAAACCCCAGAATGACAATGATTAAAAATGTCGTTGCTGAGTTTAAGAAAAAAGCAAAAGCTAAGTTCTTAGAAGAAAGACCAGACATAAACAGCCTTATAGAAGAAAGAGATCAAAAGATCATTGATAAACAATACACAAGAGATAGACTAAATAGTATGAACGACAAACAAAGTCGAAATGGCTCTAACCAATTCTTAGCTCAACTTAACTAATGGCTTTCGCACAACGCATTATAGATAGCAACTCAGCTGGAGATCAGGAGTTTACTTTTACCTTTCCTTTTATTAAGGAAGAACATATAAAAGTATTTGTTAATTTTGTAGAAAAGAATCAAGGTACAGCAAGTAACGAGTTCCAGGTAATAACTAATACTACACCAAACAAAATAAGGTTAGGTACAGGATTATCAGCAAATAATACCAGGGTAGAGATAAGAAGGGTATCATCAATTAATACTGTATTAGTCGACTTTGAAGATGGCTCTACTCTTACAGCGGCAGACTTAGACACAAACAGTAAACAAAGTTTGTTTATAGCCCAGGAGTTAGATGACGCACAGAAACAAGGACTATCTATAGATTTAACAACAGGTAGGCCATCTTTAAATAACCAATTACTAACTAATGTTCTTGATCCGATAAACGCACAAGATGCAGTAACAAAAAATTATTTAGAAAGAACTGGAAGTATTACATCAACGCAAATTCTTGATGGTACTATTGTTGATGCTGATATAAACGCTTCTGCAAATATAAATGGTAGTAAGTTATTAAATGATTCCGTTGGTCTTACAAAGCTAGGAAGTGGTGCTTTACCAACAGACATAACTGTGGCTAGTGCAAATATAGTAAATGGCACAATAGTAAATGATGATATAGCTACTGGTACTTTAGATGGCAGATACTATACAGAAACAGAACTAGATGCTGGTCAATTAGATAATAGATATTTCACCGAAACAGAACTTAATGCTGGTCAATTAGATAATAGGTACTATACAGAAGCTGAAGCTGATGCAAGATTTTATAATCTAGCAAGTGCTGAAGAAATACAATCAGGCGAAACCTGGACTGCTGCTGACAACAAAGTAGCAACTACAGCAGCTATAGATGCAAGAATAATAGACCTGGTAGATGATGTTGGTGGTTTTGTACCAATAGCAAATGAAACAAGTTTTCCTAATACTAACCCTGACGTAAATGACCCTCCTGGTGCTGGTACTCTTGTTAGCGTACCTTTAGCAAACAATCTTACTTCTAATAGTAGTGGTGTTATTACTATTGCAAATGGCACTTTAGGCAACTCTACAGTTACAATTACAGGAGCTACAGCCAGTTCAACTTTTGCTCAAGGTTTTGGGATAATTGTTGAGACAACATCAACTCTTAATACTTATACATTCCATAGGTATGTACCAAAGGCAACTGAGGTAACAACTGTTGCTACTAACATAAGTAACGTAAATACAACTGCGTCTAATATTAGTAACGTTAACGCTGTTGGTGGCAGTATATCAAGCGTTAATACTGTCGCTGGTAACATAACCAATATAAATACTGTTGCTGGTAATAATAGCAATGTAAGCACAGTTGCTGGAATAAGCGGAAACGTAACTACAGTTGCTGGAATAAGTGGCAATGTAACTACTGCTGCTAATAACGGAACAGATATAAGTACTGTTGCTGGAAGTATTACTAACGTAAATAATGTTGGTGGTGCTATTAGTAATGTAGCTAGTATTGCTGCTTCCTTATCTAATGTTAATACTGTTGCTGGTGACATAGCTAATGTCAACACAGTTGCTGGTAATAACTCAAATATTAATACTGTTGCTGGAATAAGTGGAAACGTAACTACAGTAGCTAATAACAATTCTAATATTACTGCTGTTGCTGGTGATGCTACAGATATAGGAAATGTTGCTGGCAGCATTGCTAACGTAAATACTACGGCTGCAAATATAGCTAATGTTAATGCAGTTGGTTCAAATATAAGCAATGTTAATACTGTTGCAACTAACCTTACACCTATTAATACAGCAGCTACATATTTAAACGATTTTCAAGCTTTATATCTAGGAGCAGCTTCTTCTGCACCTGTAACTGATGGTGTTGGTAATGCCGTAACTGAAGGAGATTTGTATTTTAACTCTGGTAATAAACAGCTACAAGTATATAATGGAAACGTATTTACAAGCATTTTTGACACCGCCCTTGATTTTGCTAAATTAGCAACAGCAGCGTTTAATGCTTTATACACAGCGTCAGCAGGTTCTAACTCTATTGATTTAGGTGGTCTTGCTATAACAGGTGCAGCGTTTTCAAATGAAGCTGTTGCAACTAATCGTGTATCTCTCACCAAAGGATCTGGAACTTTTAACTTAGGAGGAATTTAACTTACCATGCCTGACCAACTACAACTTAGAGGTGGTACGACTACCGAGCATAATTCTTTTACTGGTGTTACCAGAGAAGTTACAGTAGACACAACAAAGAAAACATTGGTAGTACATGACGGAAGTACTGCTGGTGGTACACCACTCATGAAAGAAAGTGGTAATAGTGCAGACGTAATATTTAATGGTGTAACTGTTGGGAGGGGTGCAGGCTCTGTTAATGGCAATACTGCTGTTGGTGTAAATGCTTTAGATGCAAATACAACAGGAAGTGCCGTTACCGCTGTCGGTCATAACGCACTTACAGATAATACATCAGGTCATTCAAACGTTGCTGTTGGTAATCTTGCTTTAGGTGATAACACTACAGGTCATTCAAACACAGCAGTAGGTACAGGTGCTTTACAAGATAATATAACTGGAACTGTAAATACAGCCTTCGGTATGCGTTCTTTAAATAATACTACTAGCAACTATAACACCGCAATAGGTTATGACTCAGGATTTACAAATACTACAGGTAGTAGCATTACTGCTTTAGGTGCTAATGCTTTATATGCAAACACAACAGGTGATAACAACTTGGGTGTAGGTAGAAGTGCAATGGAAATAAATTCTACTGGTAGCAATAATACTGGTGTAGGTGCTTATTCTTTATATAACAGCACAACAGCAAACGATAACGTAGCAGTCGGAACTTATGCTGCGTACACTAACACTACTGGTATTCAAAACACGGCGGTAGGAAGAAGAACCTTCTTTTCAAATACAACTGGATCACAGAATACAGCATTAGGATATGACGCTTTAGGAGACAATACTACAGGATCAGCAAACACAGCTGTTGGTTACGAAGCTTTGAGTAAGGCTCAAAGTGCAGTACAAGTTACTGCAATCGGTTATCAAGCTTTAAAAGATTGTACTGCAAGTTATAATACTGCGGTAGGATTTCAAGCTTTAGATGATTGCACTTCTGGAACTATGAACGTAGCTGTTGGAGATGGTGTACTCAGTACTGTCACAACTGCAACTTCAAATACTGGTATGGGTCATTTTGCTTTAAATGCAAATACAGCAAGTAATAATAGTGCTTTTGGAAGAAATTGTTTACGCGCAAATACTTCGGGAGCAGATAATACTGCTGTAGGAGCGCAAGCATTAGTAGTAAACACAACTGGTCATAGTAACGTAGCTTTAGGTGCTAATGCTTTAGATGCAAACACAGAAGGTAATGAAAACGTTGCTGTTGGTATGAACGCTTTAGGAGCAGCTACAACTGCTATAAATAACACAGCGGTTGGTTCTGCTGCTGGTGATGCACTTACTACTGGAGCTAGAAACGTAGCAGTTGGAAAAGGTGCTTTATCAACAGCTACAACAGCATCTAACAACACAGCTGTAGGAGAATCTGCTTTAAATCAAACAACAACTGGAGAGTACCTTACTGCTGTAGGTAAAGCTGCGTTAAGAGCCAACACAACTGGCTATGATAATACTGCTGTCGGTAATGATGCGTTACAAGCAAACACAACTGGTGCGGAAAACGTAGCAGTTGGTAAAATGGCTTTAGATGCTAACACCACAGGTACTAAAAATGTAGCGATTGGAAAATACGCATTATCAGATACTACAACTGCAAACTCTAATACAGCGGTTGGAGATCAAGCTGCATTTAATAATATTACTGGAAATAACAATATAGCGATTGGAAGAAGTGCTCTATACAATGGTGAGACTCATCATAACAACATAGCGATTGGATATTTTGCTTTATATGACAATACGCAGAATAATAATGTTGCTATAGGTCATGAGGCTGGATATGAAAACTCAACTGGTTATCACATTACTGCTATAGGTCATAATACATTAAGAGAAAACACAACTGGTTATGATTGTACGGCTCTTGGTACTTATGCTTTACGAGACAATACTACAGGAAACCAAAACGTAGCTCTTGGTAGTTATGCCTTATACGAAAACACAACAGGTCATGGAAACACAGCCGTAGGTAGAGCTACTTTATACGATAATACAACTGGTTTTCAGAATACTGCTGTCGGTGGTAACGCTTTAGAGAATACTACAACTGGTAGTTTAAACGTAGCGGTAGGTACAGGAAGTTTGCAGCAAAATACAACAGGTGGTGGTAACACGGCACTTGGTTACTATTGTCTGCCAAATACTACTACTGCTGGATCAAACGTAGCGGTAGGTCACTACACTTTATACGATCAAACTTCAGGAAATGATAACGTATTTGTTGGGCATCAAGCTGGTAGAAAACAAACTACTGCTGCTCAAAACACCGCAGTAGGAAAAAATGCTTTATTTGAGAACACAACTGCATCTGGACATACAGCAATAGGTTATCACGCTTTATATAGTAATACTTCTGGAACTGGAAACACAGCTTTAGGTTATCAAGCTGCATACAATAACACTACTGGATACGCTAGCACAGCTTTAGGGTATCGTGCTATGTACGCTACTACAATCGGAAATAATAACGTAGCAGTAGGAGAGCAAGCATTAGAGAGTAATACAGAAGGTTCAAATAACGTAGCGATTGGAAGGGAAGCTTTAGAGCAGCAAACAACAGGTGGTGGTAATACAGCACTTGGCTATAAAGCTATGGAAGGTACTACTACTGGATATTTCTCTGTAGGTGTCGGTGCATACGCTGGTGATAACATGACTACTGGTCATAGTAACGTTTATGTTGGTGATAATGCTGGAAATACACACGCAACTGGATATGGTTGTACTGTTGTAGGAAGAGCATCAAATACAAGTACTACAAGTGTAAATTTAGAAACTATTTTAGGTCATAGTCTTACTGGTAAAGGTACACAAACTTGTTTCTTGGGTGGTAACCAAGGTGCATTTAATGAAAAAAATGTTACTACTTTTGAAACAACTTCTGACCAAAGAATTAAGAAAAATATAGTTGATAACAATGTTGGATTAGATGCACTTAATTCTATACAGGTTAGAAACTTTGAATATAAAACAGAAGATGAAATTATTAACGATAGTCCAGAACTAACAGATGTTGTTAAATCAGCAGTTGTTGAAAAAGAAGGAGTACAGATTGGTGTAATTGCACAAGAGTTAGAAAAAATCTTACCAGAGTGTGTAACTACTTCATCTACTGGTATAAAAACTGTAAGTTCTGATAATCTTACCTGGTATTTAATAAATGCTATAAAAGAATTATCAACTAGAGTCAAAGCCCTCGAAGCAGGGTAAACTGTAAACAATTACTTTTTTAACATCATGGAAGAAAGAACTTCTGAAGAAATTGCAGCAATTTATTCTGCTGCTGGCGATAGCGTTACTGTAATAGGTACTGCTAAAACATCAGATGAAACAGATGACCAATTTAAAGATCGCATTAAACGTAATGTAGAACATCTTGAAATTATTAAGGGTTACAAAAAACTAGATGAAACAACTTCTATTTGGGGTTCAGAAGATTTTACAGCTATTGATGCTGCTATCACTAATGGTAAAAAACTTTATTAAATTATGTCTAGATTAGAAGAATTACAGCAAAGGCTACAACAACTTAGCCTTGAAAGAAATCAACTTTCTATTTCTTATAACCAATTTACTGGTGCAATGGCAGAAGTAGAGCGTCAAATTGCTGAAGAGCAAAAGAAACTTGAAGCACCTGTTGAGGAAGAAACTACAGTTAGTTAATGGAAATAAATCTGCCTGATTTACCAGATACAGATTTTATTCTCGTTCCACCTAAAACAATTTTTTATCCACCTGTGGCAGAGATTCCATATCTAGATCCAATCCTTCTACCTTCTCTGGAACAGGTACAGTCGGGACTTGGGGAAGATCAGGAATCTTCTTCTGAAGAAGAAACATCATCTTCAGCGGAGGGAGTAACACCAGGAGGACAACCGCAAGTACCGAGCAACTTGCTAGAAACCAAAGAAACTTTACCATCTGAAACTGTAGCTACATTTAATATACCTTTTTTTGGTGAGTTTCCCATTCCTGCTCCAGAAGTAATTGCATCGAGCGTTATAGCAAGTGGGGTATCAGCAACAGCAGCGGTAACAGGTTCAATAGTTTTACAAAGCGTTGTTAATCAATTAAAGAAAATAATGACAAAAATATTTAAGAAAGTTCTTAAAAAAGAAGTCACAAATGTTAAAGAAAAAATGGATAATAATAAAGGTAGCTAGAGTTCACATACCTGTACATGTGGCGTCTAAACTAGCTACTTAAATTTTTCTGGATTAGCTTTTACATAACTTCGTATATTAATTACATCGTTGCAAATATATGCGAACTTAGAAACAGGATTAATCATATAGCCAGCAGCGTGGAGTTGTGAACACTTTAAAACTCTCACTAATTGCTTATCATGGACTTGCTTGTCTAGTTCTTCTATGGCTAACTTTAGCTTTACTTCTGCTAACTCAGAACACGTTTTATTATTAGATCCAAGTGGAATCATAAAACTCATTTGAAATCCCCATCCTTCGTTAATACTATAAGTTTCACTCTCTGTATTTTCTGCATCATTACCTGTATAAAAAGGTGTAAATGCCATAGTTGGCTGGCTACATACTAAATTTCCAAACTGCAACTTGCCTGTCATTCCATTATTAACATTCATATTTTGATTGATAATACTTGAGTTACCAATCGCATTAGGTTGAGCCTGGACATTAGTATCGCCTTCGGCTCTAGCTTTATTACTGACTAAAGACAGACAAAGAAGTGATAACGCTAGTAGTCGTAATCGAATCATTCTGTGTGATTTCTTCTATTTTAGTTCCTGATGCCCTGGTAGTTATAGATAACGACCAATCATCTGTGACAGTTTTAGGGGTAAAAACTGCATCTGAATGAGCTATACCGCCACTAGAAGCACTTGTAACTTCTATGTTTGATGCTTCCCAGGTATTTAAAGCCGACCCATATTTCTGAGTAACTATAGACCTTGTAATAGTCTGAGTAGTATTTTCAGTTCTATTGCTAGAGCCAGTTGACCACGTTGGCACTCCATTTGCGTAACTAGGCGTTGCAACCAGGAATAAAAGTAGTGCAAGTTTCTTCATTGTTGTTCTTCTTTTTTACTTTCTATTTTAGTAGGTTTTGGCGGTGGTGTTTGGTTGCCTTTTTTACCGATTGACAAGCCAAGACTCGCAGTTGATGCGCTGAAAATACTTGCAATAAATGTCGGGTCAAAATCTACTATCTTTTTGCCGTCAGGTGGCTCGTAGTATGAAAGTGTTAATAACGCTGCTGACCAAATAAGAATAGAAACTTTTACTATAGTTTCTATCTTGCTACTTTCTTGTTCTTCCATATAAAGAAAACTGCCTTAATGTGCGAGGAGATAGCAGCTGACCACTACTTTTTGTAAGGCAGCTATGACAAACGTAGCAAATATTGATATGTTGTAAAGTATTAGTACTTAATGTTATGTTAAAAATCCTAAAACCTTTGCTCTTGCAGTTCTTTTCTACGACTGCCGTGAAACGCCTGGTGGTAGATTTGCTCCGTGCAATCTGTAAGCAGACCACAAATACATTGGATGATCGTGCAGTAGATATTTTAGAGCAGCAATTATTTCCTAGACTTTAGTTACTGTAGGATTTTTAGGAAAAACTTGAAAACAGGTAACAGGAAAGCTAAGTTCTTCCCATTGCCTATTGTGTGATGCTAATTTTACTGCCTCTTCTTCATTGTATGCCTGGATAACTGTTTGAAATCCTATGTTTTGTACTTCGTCTACACCTATATATGCTCCAGGTATCCTAATTACCCAGGCTCTGATTTTCAAATCCTTGTAATTCAATCCATCCTTCTTCTGTTTCCGCTTGCGGAAGCTCATCCAACGGGATTCCCAAAATTCGTGCATCTAAAGCTCCTTCTATATCTCCATTGTAAGCAGCGATTTCTAAATCTAACAACTCCATATCTCGTTCACGCATAGCTATTTCTTCGTCAATAGCCAAAGAATCGTTCCAATACTCGACTGCACCAGCCAAAGCATCGAGTCTATCGTCATGTTGTAAAGAGTTACGATCAACAGTTAGGTGAGTTAGTTGATGAAACAACTGATATGCCAGGTGTGTCTCTACACTATCTTCATCTTTTGCCTTACTATCGTTCTCAATAACCGACCTATTCACTATTAATCGGTGCTGATTCATCACAGGTTCTAGTGCATTTATAATTCTTCGCTCTTTTTGCACGTTACTTCTAGCTGGCTCTACAGTACATGGGTATATTCTGCGCAGATATGGCTGTAGAAGGCTCTGTAACATCCCCTGACCAAACTGATCCTCCAGAATGATTAAGTTTACCTCTTGTCTTTTAGCTGCCTGTGCAAGCCCTTCTAGTACAGGCTCTGTATATCCTTCCCTAAACGATCCTACTTCTAAAACAAACAAGTTTCCGTTTAATTGAGCGACTATAGCGTATGCAGTTTCATCCATACCCTTACCAGAAGGGTCAACAAACATTACACATCCATCAAACTCAAGCCATTCTCCGTGTATAAATGCTGGCCTGTGGTAGTAATCTCCACTAAATCCTACGGCTGGTAAGTCTCCTATCCTATATTCTGCACCTTGCGACCATACAATCTTTTCTGGTGCATGGTCATCAACCTCCATAACGACTAAATCTGATAAACGTAACGGAAATCTTTGTAAATCTGACAAACTAGTGTCTAGTTGAAACTGTAAAACAAACTGTGATCGACCATAACTAGCTTCTCTTTCTAATAAATCCATCTCAGAAAACCTATCAGGGTCTGTAGGCATACCTTGTTTTTCTTTGCATCCTTCTAAAATTACATCTGC